GCTGTAACAAGCTTATTAAACTTATCGGCAAGCTGTTCCAGCGCCTTAACGTCATCAAGCCACGGCTGAGCCTGCTTGTTATGGCCGTACGCCCTGCCGTTTTCGTCCACACTGCGGAAAAATTCTTTTACCCTATCAATAATGCCTTTGAGCGCCTCCTTTACTTTTACAAGTAGGTCTTTGTTTTTTGGTGTCTCAACGGCTTTGGTAAAAGCATTCTCGTCGCTGGCAAGCGCCATAACGGTATTTGCTACAAGCTCCTCGAGCTGAGTTGCTCTGCTTGCGGCGTCCTTGCCCCACACCGCGGCTATATTGTCAAGCAGCTTATCAACGTTCTGATTATTCTCAACAAGGTAATTTATAATAAACGATTCAAGCGTATGGTATTCCGTCGGCGCGTACACTCTCGCGCCGTGAACCGCCTCATGCAGCGCCACAGCCACAGCCTCATGCTCGCTCAGGTCATTGTTTATGTAAATTCGGTTATCTTTATAAACGCCCATGTCGCCGCTGTTCAGCCTGTCGGTAAGTATAATATCCTTGCCGGCAGCCTCGGCAACCGCCTGAAGTGTTTGCAAATAAGGATTGTCGGGGTTGATTTCCGTGCCGCCGTCAGTCATCAGCCTGCTGCTGGCGCTCGTTTTCTGCCCCGGTACTTTAACTCTGCGCAGGTTCATGTCCTCAAGCCTAACGTGCATAATAGTGTCGTTGTTGCCCGCGCTTAGTATTCTCTGAGCAACGTTCTCACCCAGGCTTTGGACCATGCTGCCAAACTCCGCGCTTTTACTCGCTGTTTCGTACGTCAAGCCGGCTCTGCCCATTTTATAAAGCATATTAAACTGCTCAATATATTGGTCTGTGCTCACCCCGCGGCTCTGAGCTTCCTCATAATTGGCAACCAGCGCGCGCGCGCCCAGTGTATCATAACTCGGTGCCAAGGTAACAAGCCTCTGATAATCGGGGTTTTCAATTGAAACCTCACTTGCGTTCACGGTTTCACCGGTATCAAGCTTTAAAATAACGTTGTTGTCGCGCGCTCCGTATTCTGCTGTGCTGCTCTCAATGCTGCTTACAACAACACTTCTGCCGTCCTTGTCCGTCGCGTAAATTCCGTTCTTATGCGTTGCGCCAAAAGCCTTTGTTGTGCCGCCTTTAACGCCGCCCTCCTTAGCGGCTCCCGTTTCGTCAAATTGACTGTTATATTCTCTCTTGATTGCGGTGTCTCTCTGTTGTTCAATATTTCTTATAACGCCGGCGCTTTTCAGCCCCTCGCCTGTAACAAGGCTTTCAGCGCCTTCCTTGTAAATCGTTTCAAGCAGGTTTGAAATATCGGCAGTAGTAACCGCGTCGCTTCCGCTCTTTTTTATTGTTCTTTCAACGCTCTCCGCAAGCTTCTGCGCTTTCTCGCCGCCGTTCTTTGCGGTCTCAACAAGCCGACTTACGTTAAAGTCAGGTGATTTCTCAAGGTTCTGCGCCGTCTGCATAAAGTAATCCCTGCTCAAATTAACAGCGTCTTTCACGCTCATTTCCGCGCCGTTTAAAACAACGTTGGTGTTTTTCATGGCGCTGTTATAATTATGATGCGCGTATGTACTTACCGCGGCGCCAAAAACGCCGCCGCTTAATGCGCCGCCCGCAAAATCCATTCCCAGATTTTTAAAGAAGTCGGCAACAGCCGCTCCGTTTGCCTCACCCTCACTCATGCCGCTGTCAATATACTTCTGCTTATTTAGCTGGAATTCGCTTAAATCTCCGTTAATAATTCCGTCTGAAATCAAATTAGCAACGTCGGTAGCAACTTCCTCGCTGCCCTCGGTAAACATTTGTTTTACCTTATTTTTAACAATATCCTTAATTCCCTTTACATTCTTGCTTGCTTTAAACGCATTTAATTTTTCAAGCGAAATTTTTTCAAACACCAGCTCAGCGGCGCCCTGGGAAACAAGCGTCCAGGCAGCCTGCTCGTTTGAGCCGCCGTTTTCTATCACCCTGTTATACGCGTTGACGCCCGCGGATGAAAAGAACATACCGCTTGAAATAAGCTGTCCCGCGACGGGGATCGCGTTTGCCGCCATTGCGAAAGCAGAATCACCCATGCTCATTCCCGTCTGATACAGAAACTGCCCGGCAGGGTTATCAATCTTTTCGCCTACGGTAGATCGTATGTTTTGAGCTGTATAGTTTGCTGTCGCTTTCGGATCATACCAGCCGTCGCCGCCGTTTGCCGCGTCAATTGAAGCCGCGCCGGTTCGAATTAAATCGGTTGCAGAACCTATCATGTTGATAGGCACCGAAGCAATGCTCATAAGAATCGGAAAATTCTCGGAGTCTTTCTTAATATCCTCCTGGTGCTTAGCGTTTTTTAATCTTTCCCAGTATCTTCCCCTGTATTTAACCAGCTTGTCAAATTCATCCTCGCCTATTTCATTTTTTAACGATTCATACGCGCTGTCTGCATCGTAATGCGTTCTGTTAACGATTCCGTCAATCGTTTTCTCGTCGGCGTCCGGATACATCTGCCGCAGGGTTTCTTTAATATACTTATCCTCATAATCAGACTGTGCTTTCAGCGGATTGATAAGATTTAACTGTTCGGCTATTTGATTGACGGAAGGCTTTTTATAATCAGAATTCTGCTCTAACAGGTAATCTCGAATCGCGGTTGAGGGAAGCATCTTTATTGTCTTACCGTTAGCTTCAACCTCGCTGTTCTCCGCGCCGGACGGCATATACTTGCGCCCTTTGTCGTAGTTGTAGATTATAGCGTCTAAATCCGGATATTTTTCAAGATAACTCAAAAAGCTTTCTTTTTCGTGCTTATTTTCAATCGCCTCATTCAGCCCGCTTCTTATTTTGTTGTAATATTTGGCTTTAGGCAGCTTATCTCTAAGTTTTTCAAGTTGCTGACTGCTGCCGGTTTCAAGTATCCTTTTAAAAATATAATCTCTCTCATCGTCACTTAATGCATAACTTTGATAGGATACCTCGGTGTCCCAGTTCTTTCCATCTTGATAGATCTTCTTCACCTGTTCAACACTAAGATTATTCCTTTCAGCAGCGCCCTTAAACGCTGATTCATAGTCCTGCTCTGTATTGTATTCCCAGTTATGAACATTCTTGTAATACTGATCAACCTCTTGAACTATTCTCTGCGCGTTGCGCTTTGGATCAAAAATAATGTTAAGAAGTTCGTCGTAACTCATGCTGTCGTATGTGTTTGATAAATCAGCTTTTGCTTCGTTCGCTATAAATTCCTTATATTTTCCCTCAAGTTCTTTTTCATCAAGGCCGTATTTCTGTGCCTGCTCTGCCGCAGTACTTTGACCTCCCCTCATAGCGTCGATCGCCAGCTGTGTATTATACTCATTTTCCTGTGCTTTTCTTTTTTCCCAGGTTTCTGCGCGGGTTTTAGAATCGCTGTTATCATTAAACCACTTTTCAGCCGTATCAAGGCCGCCGCCAAGCTGCGAATAAAGCGACATAGTCTGTCTGTAAGCGTTCTCGTCTTTGTCTTTCACCGAGTTCGCGTACGCCTGCAGCATGTTCATGCTGCTTCTCAGACTGCTGATCTTATCCTTATTCCCGTTAAACTCGTCATCAGTCCACCGGGTGCCCTGAAAGTTTGCTTGATTCTGCACACCTTTTAAATAATCGTTAATATCATTGCCTGCTCTGCTTAATTTGTCAGAATTCCAATGTATTTTGTTTTCAGTTTTGTCTTTTTTAAACTCATCAAATGAAAACCCCATAGACTACCTCATTTTATTTTATCCCAAAAAGCTTCATAAAGCGCGGCCGCTTCACCTTTTGTTATTTTATATTTGTTGATTTCGCTTTCCAAATAGTTTATGAATTTATTTTTTACCTCGCTTTTGTTACTTATCTGATTATTTAAAAACTTCCATTGTGAATTAGCTCGTGAAATTAATTCATTAACACCTTCGCTGTAATTAAATTCATATTGCAAGTTGCCTGTTTGGCTTGCTTCATAAGCAAGGTCTCTGTCTCTTTCGTCAATAATGCCGTTTCCGTCATAATCAAATTCTTTCATTTCCGAATAGCTCAGGCCTTTTCCTGAAGTCACATACTTATCAATCTTATCCGCCGCGCTCTTGTAATTGGCTTTAGCTGTTTTTATTTCTTTCGCCCTATCTTTATCAGCTTTTGCCGCGGCCTTAGCTGCAGCAGCACTGTCGTCATACCTGTCTTTGGCCGCTGTATATGCCATTTTTTGATCAAACGCCGTCCGGTCTGCCGCAAGCTTAGCCGCGCTCTCGGCGCTCTGACTGTTAAGCTGATATTGCGCGTTATCAATCTTTCTCGCAAGCTTCGTGTCGTCAAGAGCGTTTGACAGTCTGCTGCGGTAAATATCATTCGCAAAGCTCTGCTGCTGGTTTTCGGCCTGCCTCTCTGTTCCATACCTGCTTGCAAGGTAGTTGAGATAATTCTTACTGTCGCTTACCTGATCTCTGTTTCTGGCGTAGCCCGTGTCGGCTAACGTGTGATAGATCTGCGCCGCGGTTGCCGCCTGCGCCGTTTTGGCTGCCGCTTCCTGTCTTGCTGCCTCTCTCAGCGCGGGAGTATAATTCGCCATGTTGTTAATAATGTCGTGCGACACCTCGCTGCCCACGGTGTCGGCATATGTCGGAGCATATCCGCCCGATAGCTGATTTGCCGTGTTTTGAGCGCTCTCACGGCCGCTGAGCGTATTCTGACTGTACTGTCGTGCAAATTCCTGATAATTATTATCTTTGCTTAAATCGTAATTATAACCGCTTTTTTGAAGCGCTTCATTAATTGCGCGGTCGAGTCTGGCGTCCGCGGTATGAGTGTAGTCTATTTCCTTTGCTTCGTTCTCGGCAGCCGCAAGCGCCGCAGCGGCCTGAGCTGTCTGCGGATTCTGAGCGGGCGCGGGAGCGTTATCAATCAACTGATATAGTCTTTCATTATTCACCGCCATGGTGCCGGCCTCCTTACTTAATCCTGCTGTACAGGTAGTTATAATACGCGTTGTTCTGCGCCGCCTGCTGGTCAAGGCTTGCCCTGGTGTCAGCGCTGACCGTGCTGTGTTCATACTGGCTCTCGGCAAGGCTCCTTATATCTGACAGGTTGCTTTGCGCGGCGCTCAGCCGTGCCTGCCAGTTAGCAAGTTCCTGCTGAAAAGCTGACATATCAAGTCCCTTTGATGTGCTGTATTTATTTTCATAGTAGGTCATGAAGTCATAGTTATCGCTGACCTTGTCACGGAAACGCTGATATGCTGAATCGTCAAAGCCTTTAAGCATACTTATCTGATTAAGCGTCTGATCCTGCTGTTCGTTCCAGTTTTTAAGAGCTGTCGACCTCAGCGCGGGTATTTTTTCGGCAAGAGCGTCCATATACTGACCGTATGCCCGCTGTCCAGCCGACTGCGCGAAGCTGTTGCTGTAGCCGCCCGTATTCGCCGAATAAGCTCCCTGAGCGTTCTCCTGAGCCTTTTCGCCCTCGCGGCGGTAGTAGTCCTTCTGCGTTTGAAATTCGCTGCTGCCCTCGGGGTTCCAGTTGAATTTATTGTTATTGTATCTGTTCGCGAGAACACTTATATCGTCGGCGTAAACGCTCTTATATCCTTTGCCCACCGCGTCCGCGTACTGCTTCGCGTAGTAGTCGGCCTGTCCTCTTGCCGCCCTCGTTACCGCGCTGTCGGCGTATGTCGGCGCGTTTTCCGCAACCTCGTTGTATCGCCTCGTTGCGTCCTCAACCTGTCTCGTCCCGTATGCGTTATATATCATTATCTCCGCCTCCGTTCGCGCTGAATAGCTTTTCAAAGAAATCCGTTTCCAAATTATCTTCGCCTATATTTCCCAAAACATAATTGACCTGCTCGTAAAAATCATTCGCCCACGCTCTGAGCTCGTTAATATCCTCAGTTGCAGGCGGCGGTGAAACCTTTAAAATTGCCATGGTTTTTCACTTCCCCTCGCGTAATCGATCTGAATACCGCTGACTTCTATTTCTCCCCTGCCCTCAACACGCAGCCTTAAAAAATCGGCGCGCCTTACAGGCACATGAATCAGCTCGTTCCTTCTTTCTGTGTAAAACACCCGTTTCAGCTCATGCCAGATGCTGCCGTGTCTGAACTGCGCGTATATAACCGCTTCCGAAATCGGCGACATTTTCACGGAAATCTGCAATTTGCTCACATACTTTTTTCCGAAATCGTTGTCATACATATCGGGTGTTTCAAAGCACCAGTCAAATTCGCCCTCTTTCTCGGCGCTGTCAAGTAAATTGTTATCCTGATCCGCGCAAACGAGCGCCTCTGTATCGGCGTTAATCCAGTACAGAACGTTGTTATACGTCATACAATCCGAGAAACGGGTATTGTCCTCTTTGTGCCATAAACCGGTGCTTGTATCAAAAACCAGCAGCTCCCATGTTCCGCTGTCTGTCTGAGCCGAAAGGAAGTATTTATTGCGGTGCCGTCCCGCTATACCGTTTTTGTATTTTTTATTTCCGAAGGCCTTGTCCGAAATAACAACAGGCTGCCCGCCGGGAGAATAGTGGCATACGCCGATCGGGCTCAGGTAAAACAGCACTCCGTTGACCCACACCACACTTTTTTCGCTGCCCCTTTCAACGCCGGGGACATTATAGCTTGCGAGCGAAAAATTTGACGGTTTAGTGCCGAACATCTTAATGATCCAGTTTTCCTTAAAGAAAATCACGCTGTCATTCTGCCTTGCAATTCCCGTAAATACGCCCTCGTTTCCGACCGTAGCCGCGTAGCTGTCTGTGGAAATACCGTCGCCGTATGCCTGCCAGTTTCTGCAATCGCCCTGCTTGCTGCTGTATATTTCGTTACTCGCAGACGAACACGCCCACAATCTGTTGTTGACCTCCAGCATCATGCCGCTGTCAATCTGAGGCATAACGCGGCTGATTTTCATCGGGCCGTTGTACGGAACGCTCTTATCGATAATCGCCTTAATAACAATGCTGTTGCTGTCGGCGTAGTAGATTTTGAATGTGTTGTTATTTAATACATCTATGTAATTGCCCCAGTCGTTGTTGGCCCAGTTATCCGAAACCGAAATCGCAAGCGGCGAAACGACGCTGTGAACCATTCCGGAAATCTTAACGAAATCGCCCTTTTTCAGTCCCGCGAAAATGTTTGTTCCGCTGACGTCGTTTCTGAATATTCTCACATAATAGTTCTCTATTTTTACAAAACTCCTGACGCCTGTTTTGGTCGGTTCTGCGCCTACGTCTTTTTTGGTGATGTCGTAGCACTTATACACGCCGCTCGGGTTTTCTCCCTGAGCCTCTACGGTCTGACTGACCTTGATATTCCCCCAGTGTAAATAATATTCTAACTGCCAATCCTCGACGACATCTTCAGCATCATACTGATTTGACGGGTACGTTTGTTTCTCAGGAGATTCAAGCCCGCTTGCTTTTTCGTAAATATAATTAACTGTCAGCGGCTCGCCGCTGTCGTTTAAAGCGACCTTCTCAATTGAGAAGTCGCGAAATTTCTTTGTTTTATTAACGTTCATCAGCGCGACATTAATCTCTGTCGTACTCAGCTCCTCGCCGCTTGAACTGTAATTAAACTCAATTGCCTCGAATGTGTGCCCGCTCAGGTTAAAGAACAGCTTTTCGGGCAGCACAATAACATGATTGCCGTACAGCGTCAGTCTGTGATCTCCGCTCTGATAGCCGGTGATCGCGTATTCTTCCGTGCCTACCTTTAAAACCCCGCTGTCGTTGCTTTCAGTCACAAAAATTAATTCGTTTCCTGATGCCAGCAGATTACTTTTAACATTCAGTCCGGTAACTCGGCTGCGTGTTTTGCGCGTCCTCAGGCGTGGGAAATCATCTCCGCACAGATTCTTCATATCCGAGAATTCTGTGTACATTGCCGAATTCTTGCTGCTCACGCGGGAAAACCCAGCGTTCGGCGTGCGGTTCAGCCCGCGGAACATGCTTATATAGCTTCCGGTTTTTCTTATTCTGTTCAATTCGGGTAACATATATGCCTCCCTAAAAATGATACCGATAATCAGGCTTCTGCCTGTGCGTCTGCCACCAATACCTTTTAAACGACTGGTATGTGTCTTTGAAAACAATTGAATCGTTCAGGTACCTGTCTCCGTCCTCATCCAGCAAATCAATCTGAGCAGCGCAGTATTGAGCGTATATTCCGTCATATGGAGCTGGAACGAACAGCAGCGTGCCGCCCTCGCTGTCTTTGTCAACGCCAAAATAATTATTGAATATTTCGTCATCGCCCTCACGGCCTCTGACGATTTCGTTCAGAACCATGTGCTCAACGGTATTGATATGCGAAATCATCATTTCTTCGCTCATATCATATCCGCTTTTCAGCGCCTTAACCTGCTCCAGCGCTTTACTTAAATTCATAACGCACCCGCCTTTTTTGTGAAAAATAGTAAAAGAGGGCGGCAGCAGCCGCCGCCACCCTCCGTAAATAAGGAGAAAAGAAAATGTATTGTTAAAGAGTCAGAGCCCCTGTTTTTTCGGCTTCCTCAAAGTCAGCCTTTTTTTTGTCCTGCAAGCCGAACGCGGTCGCGCGCTGCTTGAGGGAGTTCTCAATAACCTCCTTGACGCAGCGGGGAATTCTCACCTGCTGGCCTCTGGGCACAACGTACTGCTTGCCGTTGATAGCAACCTCAATGTTCTTGTTGCTGCGCAGCGAGCCGAGGTCAACGTAGCAGTCAACCATCTCCATAGCCTGCTCATTGGCAGCAACGGTCTTTGCAACCAGTGCCTCCTCTTCCTCGCGCCTCTTGTCGCTCAGGCTCTTCTGCCTCTCCTCGCTGACGAGTTTCTGCTCCATCATTTTAATGCGATTCATAATCGCGTTAAAATCTTCTTCGGAAATCGTCACGGTTTTCCCGGCTGCCGCAGTATCCTCGGTTACGCCCTCAGTTGCGTTTACCGCCTGCTCTTCAGCCGCTTTAGTTGTTTTTGCCATAAAAACACCTCGTTTTCAGTTGATTATGCCGCCGCCCTCGCCGCCGCAATCAGGGTTTCGTTTGACAGCGTCGTCGTGCTGAGGCTTGATGTGCTCTCAATTCTCACCATGCGTGTCTGACCCGTAATGCCGATACCGTGAGTTGTTTTCCAACCCTGGGTAGCTCTCTGATCCAGAGGATCAGCCGTGCCGCCTGAGCCGAGGCCCTTGATAATGGTCTTCATGCCTTCGCCCTCAATCTCAACAACCTTGTAGGCGTCCTTCGCAATAACAAGCGTTGAGTATACGTCGTACTTCGGACCGCTGTCGCCCGACTTGTATGCGCCTGCGCCGGCGAACACCTTAGCATAGGTGGAGACGACAAAACGGATATTTCCGATCATGCCGATCTCGCCCTTGAAGATACGCTGAGAAGCCTGGTACTTCACGACATTGATAAAGCCCTCGGAGCGCATAATATCGAACTTGGCGTTCGGATGAATAATTGCGACAAAGCTGTCGCCGATGGGTTCAGCGTTCTGCATCTCAAGATAGTTGAGTGCGCGGTAGATAACGTCTACCGTAAGCTTGCACAGTCCCGTCAGGCCGCTGCGTGACGCAACCTCGGTAACGGTGCCGTTGGACGCAACCGACGGAGCGTAAAGAACCGACTGACCGGCGTTAAGCGCCGCGGCGTCAATCTCCTCAAGCGTTCTGCCCGCCTGGCTGCTCAGCTCGTCGTTGTCGTGCAGCATAATCTGGTCGCGGCTTGCGAACGAAGCGAAATCGGTAATCGGCGTAAATGCGCCGTACTGATTGACAGGAACCTCAACATAGTAGAAATTCATCGTGTTGCCCGCGGGAGTAACGCCCTCGGTCAGAGGCGTTGTTTTCGTGGGATAAGGCGAAAGACCTCTGATGTTAACGATGTCGCCGCTGTGCTTGGGGAAAGTCAGCTTTTCGCCAAACTGGCCGTGAACCATCTTGCCGACATAGTTTTTAAGGAATGTCCTGTCGTAGAATGTAGCCTTCTCGGGTGTCCAGTCGTTGCCCGAAGTTGCTGTAGTGTTGTTATATGCGTTAATGGGGTATGTGTTGCTTGTGCTGATACCGCCCGGGGCCCATGTGGCGTTGGCGGCAGCAAACAAGTCAACGATAATCGTTCTGAACTGTCTTTTCATATTCCGTTTTCCTTTCTTAAAAATTCAAACGGAAGCAAAAAACTCTTAAATTCTCGCCGTGCCGTTACGAACTCTTTCTTCGTACTCGGCAAACTCCGCGTCGCTCATCTCGCCGTAACTCTTTTGCGGCTGAGGAGCCGTCGGACGCGCCGCATTCTCTCTCACTCTGCCGCGGTTAGCCTGCATGGTCTGCATGGCAGCGCTCGCGGCAGCCTTTGCGGTGCGCTTAATCGTGTTTGCTCTGAGCTCATCGGCGTGCGCAATCTCATACGCGAACGTCAAGTCAAAAACCTCATTGCCGGTGCCGTTTCTTCGGTTCTGCTCGGTGTTCTGATCCGCAATCGCGTCAAGCGCCGCGCGGAACCTCGGATTTTCAAATTCCTTCGCAAGGTCAAAATCAGGGTATGTTTTCTGCGTTTCCTTCGCCAGATTCTGCAATCTGCTGTTAAGCTCATTGGCGGCCTTGTACTGTCTCAAGCTTTCAAGCTCCGCGTCCCGCTGCTTTGCCGCCTGTTCGCTGTCAATACCGCTTATCACTTCTTCCGCAGATCTGCCGCTGTCAAGCGCCATCTGTCTCCAGACGTCGTTGTCTCCGCGCAGAGCGTTATATATAGCGTCGGGGTCCTCGCTTCCGTACTTAGCCGCAAGCAGATTAAGCACCTTGTCCGACTTTTCAACTCTGCTCTCCAGCGCCGCCCTGTCCTTGTTCGCCTTGCCCATACGGTCTTTGATAAAGTTCTCGGTGCGCTTATGATATGCGTCCTTGTACTTACCCTTTACCAGCTTCTCAAACTCGGCGTCAAGATCCTCGTCGTTCTCTGCTTCCTCGTTGTTTTCTTCGTTGCTTTCGCCGCTGTCCTCCTGCGCTTCCTGCGTTCCCTTCTTTCCAAACGCCGCCGCGTAGTCATCCAGCAGATCATCGCTGATCCCTAACTCGCGCCCGCGCTGAATAGCGGCATTGTCTCCGGAGCTTGTGGCTTCTCCGTCTCCCGCTCCTCCTGCACTGTCAGCCGCCGCGCCCGCGCCAGATCCGTCAAAAAGGTTAAGGATAATTCCCATGAAAATTCTTTCTTTCTGCATAGATGCCTCCTACACGTCTTTCCGTGGTGCCAATAACTCGCGTCTTTCCGCGGTGTCAGCGTCAAAATCCACAAATTTCTCAGCTCTTGATTAAATTATACATGATAATTTTTTTAAAGTGTGTCAGTGAAAAATAACCCTGACCTCGTCGGGAAAATTCTCTGCGTACAATTCAAATCCCAACATAATTGCGCGCGCGCCTTCCAGGTACTTCCCCATAGCCTTTGGAGCCGCGTTCAGCGATATTTCGACATCGCCGTAATCAACATGCAGCCTGTCAACCCTTATGCCGCTGTGCTCATCGCGAAAAAAATCCGTATATTGGCAAAGAGTCTGAGCAATCGCGCTGACCGCTATGCATATATCCCTGTTCTTGCAGTGATTCTCAATTTTTACGCAAAACTCACTGCCGCGCTTGCCGGCGACTACCGTTGTCACAGCTTCGCCCCCTCAACCGCGTGCTGCGGCAGCTGCAGCGGCTCATTCGGCTGCATTGCCGCTGTCGGTGCCGCTTCCGGTGCTGCTTGAGCCATAGCGGGTTCAACCGTGTCCGCCGCCTGCTGAGCAAGCATAGCGTTTGCCATTTCAAGCCGCCCTTGAAGCTCCTGTACGGTCTGCAGCAGCTGGGCTTTCTCCTTGACGATATCAACCAGCTTGTCCTTGCCCTCAAAACTCATGCATTCAAGCATTGCAAGCGCCGCGTCGGCGTTCTGCGGAGCGAAAGCGCCCATATTAAACATATCAACCATCATCTGATTGTTTGCCGCTGTAGTAAAAGGATTAGCCCGCTGAGCCTTAACTTCAATGTCAAACACAGGCTCACGCTGAAACACTGTGTCGTCGCCCTCAATCGTAAACTCCTGCGGCTGCAGTCCTTCGTTGTCAAACTGCACAAACCTTGTCTTTTTATCCTGGCCGATGATTCTGAACCACCGCGCGGGCTTGTAAAACTGCCTTACATTCTCAAGTACCAGCTCGCATATCTCGGTGAATTCCCTGAATCCGCCTTTATTTATATCGCGGCTTATCTTGCCCCCCGCTTCCTGGAGCGCGGCTATAGCGCTTCCCGACGTAACGCCCGCGGCGCTCGCGCCGTTCGAAGCGTCGTTTGTGCCGGTCGTCATTTTTATAACGTCGGTCAAAGCCGAATACATTGACAGCGCGCCGCCCGCGATGTCCTTCGTCTCCAGCGGGACGATAACTCTGCTGCCGCTTGGCAAATTCGCGACTTTAATATATTCCTTGTTCAGGTCACAAAGGTCGTTAATATTAACTCCCGTGCTCTCGTCAACAAGGTTTCTGGTCTGCGAATTGACCTTTATGTTTTTTAAAATATCGTGTTTCAGACTGTCAAGCTCCTCCTGAGGAGCGCGGCAGATATCTACGAACGAAAAGCCGACGGGAGTATCACGCAGCGGAAACAACACGCCTATAACGAACGGATATTTGCCGTGCTCGTAGTAGCCCTTCGGGTATTTCTCAGGCTCGTTCTCGCTTGAGAAAATGATCTGATTTCCGCAGAACTTGCAGAAGTGAAGCAACCCGTCTTTTTTATAATACCAGTCTACAACCGCAGCCTTATTCTCGGTTTTGCTGCGCGAGTAAAACGTCTTTACTTCGCTGAGCCCTAAATCCTCACTGCTTACATCCTTGAGCGCCGGGTACGTTCTTTTAGCACTCTCAACATCTGAGTAGCTCACGCAGAAAACGTCGCTGCTGTCCTGTATGTTCTCAATAAACGGCTCCCACGCCATACTCAGCATGTTGACCCTGTGAATATCAATATCTCCGATACCCCACTCTTTGTCGGAATCCCACGTAACCGCAACGCAGCACGCGCCGCCGACAAGCTTATCGGTCCATGCGTCAGAATACGTCTGCTGATATTTGTTGCGCTCCAGAATACACGGAACAATGCTCCCCAGCATCGTAGCTGTCTCCTCGTCATCCTTTTCACGCGGCAGAAATATCGGCTCCGGGTAATTATCCATCGCGTCGGCGTGCTTGTTCAGAATAACATTCAGCGTCTGAGCGCCGAGCCGTTTGGTGATTAAATCCTTATGCAGGTTTCCTTCGTTGTCCTTGTACACTTTTTCGTTTGTCTGTTCGGTATAAAGCAGGTTGTATGTATCGAAATTCCCCGAATATCGCTCATCAAAGACCTTCTTAGCGCTGAAGAATCTCTGCATTCTGTCGCGCGCCTCGGCAATTTCTTCCTCGCCTATAGGCTTTTTCCGCACGCTTTCGCGGCTCTCTTTATCCTTTGCCGCTGTATCTGGGGAAAATTCGTCCTCGTCCTTCGGGCGCTGCTCTGCCGCTGTCGGCAGCAGGCTCGCGGGCGACGGCTCTTCCTTAACAGGCAGCGTCACATTGTTCTCGTCTTTTCTTATTCTCGCCATTGTCAGCCTCCTAGATAATATATCTCATTAAATCGTGATTAACGTCAAGCGGGTCATACAGCTGATGGTCTTGCATAACGTTTCGCCGCGGCGTTATCTGATTCTCCATAATCGCGTATCTGCTTTCGTCGTAAATATGATCCTCGCCCGTTGTGTCTATGTCCTCAACGTTAACCAGGCTGTAAACCAGGTTCGGCATCGTCCTGATATAATCTTTACAGTTCTTGAATACGTAATACATTGGCAAGCCATCCTCATCGAACGCCAGCCGCGAATGGTACTGCATTTTCCCCGACAGCCGGGCGTTGTCGCCCTTGTTAAAATAAACGCCGTGTTTTCCGAAAAGCGAGGCTATAGTTGAGCCGGAGCCCTGATCGGCAAATATCGCCGGGTCGGCAACCCCTGTTATCTGCTTTCCGTGCAGGTTTATATCGTTTCTTTCAATTTCCCTGATACGTTTCGCAACCTCGTCAGCTTTCATCTTAACGCCGGTGTTCGGCATATCTGGCAGGCACCCGTAATATTCTCTGATCCGGTAATACCGTCCGTCCTCGTCAATAGCGTGCCACCCGACGGAGAAAGGTTTGGTAAAGCCCCAGTCGAGCGAACGTATGATCCTCCAATGGCTCGGTATCTTGAAATCCGCAATAACATGCGTGTTTCGCCTGTCCTTATAGTGTTCCGGATCGTCGCGGAACTCCGTGAAAACCTGACCGCTAAAACTGTTCCAATCGCCGTAGAGCAGCGCGTTCCTGTCCGCCTCGCTCATTGCAGCGAGCTTTTTTAGATACTCAGGGTCATTTTCGAGCAGGATTTTATTGTCAAAGACTCGGCTCGGAACAAACACTTTGCTCGACCAGAACGTTTTAACACCGCCCTCGGGCATTTCAACCGTTGATTTTGTCCAAACAGTCTTGTTCGGCTCGCCGGCTGTCACAAAATACTGCTTGACCCAGCCGTGACCGACGCCGCCGGGGTTCCCCGTCGCCCTGATATACGTCCTCATTCCGGGACCGTTAGCGCGATTTCGAGACTTTAAATACTCGTATTCTTCAAGCTGAAATTGTGTCAGCTCGTCAAAACCGATAAACTCATACTGTAAACCCTGATATTTAAGCTTATCCTGAGGGTGCTGAAGGCCATCAAAAACTATCTTTGCGCCGCTCGGAAAAGTAAATGTTCTTACCGTCGCATTATATTTCACCGTCGGGAATGACGCTTTATAGTACACATACGCGCGCTCGGTAAGCTGTGCGAGCTCCTTTATGATTTTTCTGAGAATCAACGCCCGATAACACGGTTTATGCACCTGCCGCAGTGCTTCGATTATCAGATAGTCACTCTTGCCGCCGCCTGCCGCGCCGCCGTAAAACCCCTCGTCCTCCAGCCGCGACATCATCAGCGCCTGCTTAGGTTGCGGCGTCCACACTGCTTTCATTTTCTTCCTCTCTCGGATCAAGCGCCGTTGCCGCTGTGATTTCAATAATTCCCGTGCTCTCTCCGTCCTCGGTCTGACCTGCGTCGCCCGAAAGGATCTCTTTCAGGTTTGCCAGGGCTTTCGCAAGCTCGCCCGCTCTCTTGGTATCAACCAGCGACTTCATTCTTGTAGTCTTGATTTTCCGCTTCTTCAGCAAATTATCAATCGTCGTGCCGTCCGGGCTTGTTTCCGTACTGCTTGTTATTTTTCTTTCATCGTGCGAAATATACGTTTGCTGATCCAGTTGCCCTATAGCGCGGTTCACCATCGTCAGCAGGCTGCCCGCGGCTTTCATCACCCGCTGAAGCTCCTTGACGGTCTTGTTTACTTCTCTGTCATTTACACGCGCACTCACTTTATCGGCCTTGCGCGCGGCGTATTTCTTTCGCTTCTCGGGCCATCTGCCCTTGCTGCTGTGCCGCTGCACCGAGCCCAGCGGGACGCTGTGTTTGTCGGCGAGCGCTCGCAGGCTTATTTTGGAATTGACATATTCCGCCTCAATTTCCGCCCAGTTAATCTCAATGTTGTCATTCTCGCCGATTATCACCGCCCCCTTTTGTTTTATTTTAACAATTTCGCCATTAAAAAGGTGTCAGTCAAAATATGCCGCTGTACCGTCGCAGCGAAAACAAAAAGCGCCGCGAAGCCGCAGCGCCGTTCTTCTTGATTTTTAATGATTTGATTTGTTTTGTTTTTTTCGTTGTTTATTTTCGCGTATGCATGAAAACGCAATCACCCTGCAACCGCGGCGCAATCACCGTTAAAGCTACGCTTTAAGCCTTCAAAAAACTCAGTCCCGAATTTCTCGGCAACTCACGAAACCGTGAGATTAACGCTGAATTTTGCATATGTGTCTTTTAAAAATTTATATATTAATGCCGCTGTTTTCGTCATATTTCTGCAAGTTTGCCCGGGCAATCGCACACCCCTGCCAGCAGTGCGATCCGCAGAAGTCTTTAATATACTCGTCACGATCCCTCTTGTTTTTAAAACTTGCCGCTGTGCTCAGCATGTCCTCGCCTATAGGTTCACAGTAGATATTATTCCGGTAAAGGCTTATAAAAAACGGGCACTTAAACCTCAGTTCAATTCTCTCCATCGTTCACCTCACGCCTGCAAGGCCGCCACAAGGCAGCCTGCGTTAAAATATTCCTTTTTCAAAACTTCGAAAGGCTGTCGGCCTGTACTTAAAATACCAGCTCGCGCCAGTTACATCGTTGATGTTGAACTCAAATTCATCGCTGACAAGGTAAAAACCCTTCGGAGGTTTAATATATTCCCCGCGCTCAAGCTTTCTTATCTCACTGCGACTGCACTTCTTCACAACAACCTCGGGCCGCTCAAGGTTGCGGCTTGCCATCATTCGCTTTTTGGCCGGGTACTGTTCGTTCTCCTTATCTGTCAGGTCTTTTCGGATGTACTCAGCCAATTTCTCATAGTTATGACTTGAATAGAGCGGTTCGAAATTCATTCCGCCGTTCTTATAATACCAGCACGCTTTCGCAATCTTCATTATCTTGTCCGACAGTATTATATGCATATGCCAGTTCTTTCCCAGCTTGCCGCATTCACGAAACCCTATGTATTTAAACTCAACCCCAAGCTTGTCCGCCTGCCGCTTGATCCGCTTAAAGAAATTTCGAACGCAGCGCATAAACTTTTCCTCGCTCTCAAAGGTTCCGAACGGCGCCGAGAATCGGCAGAAGTAGTCATTTTCGTCAAAATTCATGTCGATAACCTGTTCCCACTTCCTCGCCGTGCGAATCCGGTTCGCGATCCGCTGCTTTTTCGGCGAAAGGCTTTTGTTGACGCCCCTGCCGCCGTAGCTCTTGCCGACCTCTCTTATTGACTTGTAAATTTCGACCTCAACCATATTGCGGCAGCGGATCACTCTTTTATATGTATACATATCTTAAACCTTTAATTATAATGTGCCTGCGCAGGCGCGTCCATTTAAGTAATCATTTGAGCAGGAAAGGCAAGGGGTATTTCACCCCTTGTTTTTCCCTGCTGTTAAGGATTCATTTAACCACCCGGATGTCCCATATAAGCCTCTGCCCGCAGCGCCGGCACTGATCATCAAACTGCTTTACCCGCGTCAGGCAACCGGGACATACATATATTACTTTTCCGCGTGCAACGCTGAACCGCCGCAGCGCCTCCTTAGCTTTGCCTCTGTCAGGTTTCACACTCGGCATTTCTTCAATTCTACTAAACGCGGCAATAATTGCCTCCGCCGAAATTTTCAAAATCGCACCTCCTTGCCCCGCCGCCCCGAGGCGTTTATTTTGCACGTTGCTATATTTTTGAAATTGTGTATATGATGTTATTTTACAACGGCGGAGCGGCACCGGTGTTGACATAAAAAATTAAAAATTTTAAAAAAAGTTTTAAAAAACGCTTGACATACCACCCAATGAGTGGTATAATATAGACAAGATAAAGAAAGGGGATAACGACCATGACAATTAAGAATTGGTTTTTAAACAAAAATTTCGACGCACTTGAGAGAATCGCTATCAGCGGAACAGAGCCCACAGTGGAAAGAGAAACCGAAAAAGCTATGCTTCTGAAATGGAATACCGAGTACGGCGTAATCAAGAGCTGGGTTCCGAAAAGCTGTATCGAGAACACACCCGCCGTTTCTGAAGAAATGATAAAAGCTGCTGCCGAATATGCTAAGAAGCAGGAAGAAAAGGAAGCTTCTTTTGTTAAAGGCGCAAAAGTTAAGAAAATCGGTGGCAGAAAGATATTCACAGTGACGAGCCCGTATGTTACCTACGGTGGCGTATGGCTTGACAACGGAAAACATGTCAGCATTAACGAGCTTGTTCTCGTAAATTAAAGGAGGATATTATGACTATTAAAGAAGCCAGAACACAAGCAGGTTGGTCGCAAGCCGCCTTAGCCGCATATCTTGATATTCCGAAAAGGACTATCGAAAACTGGGAGAGCGGTGCCCGCATAGCTCCCGAGTATGTTGAGAAGCTTGTTGTTAACGAAATTTTAAGGCGCTCTGCTCCTGCCGCCCCCACGTTTTCTATCCGAAACGAAACCGTTAAGAGATATGCCGAAATCTGCAAGTCTTTTTCGCGTGAAACCGAAGATTGGAGTTACCTCCCGGACGAAAGATTTTATACAACCGACGGTTCGTTCGATTGGAAGGAGAGTTCCGATAATGCTCATGGCGGAATCGACGTAAGCTGGGCGTTTAAGCTTTCGGACATTGAAATCGATTACGCGGCAGCGGAAAGGCTCTTTGAGCTGTTAATGGAAGAAGTCCAGCTCGCCGTTTCCGATGAATGGGAACCCGATCAGCTTGAACTCACGCTTGAAAAATTCAGTCTGTAATTAGTTTTGCGCTACGCC